CAGCCGGAAAACCTGCCCGATGGCGTGAAGCTGCGCGGCACGTCGACGCTGACCGACACACGCACCGGCGAGACCGTGCTGCAGTGGGTCAAGACCACGGCGGACGATGAGCGCCGGGCCGAACTGCTGACCGAGATGGTCAGGGCGATGGGAGAGAAGCTTCCCAAGGTGTCGCCGCGCAAGGCAAGCGGCACCTACCGTGACGAGTTGCTGACGGTCTACCCGATCGGCGATCCGCATGTCGGCATGATGTCGTGGCCGTCCGAGACGGGTGACGACTGGAACCTGAAGATCGCCGAGCAGATGCACTGCGACGCGATGCATGAGCTGGTGCGCTCGGCGCCGGCAAGCAAGCAAGCCGTCGTGGTGAACCTGGGCGACCTGTTCCACCGGGACGGCGTGAATGCCGAGACCCCGCGCAGCAAGCATCCGCTCGATGTGGACGGGCGGTTCATGAAGATGTTCCAAGTGGGCGTGAAGGTCATGCGCCGATGCATCGAGTCCGCACTGGCGAAGCATGAGCTGGTGCACGTCATCTCGGCGGCCGGCAATCACGACGAGTCGAGCGCGCAGGCGTTGGCCGTGCTTCTGGCATCGGTGTACGAGAACGAGCCACGCGTGACGGTCGACCTGTCGCCGTCGGTTTTCTACTACTACCGCTGGGGCGCCGTGATCATCGGCGTGCACCACGGCCACACCTGCAAGCCGGCTGCACTACCTGGCGTCATGGCGACGGATCGCGCGAAGGATTGGGGCGAGTGCAAGTTCCGCCATTGGCTCGTCGGCCACGTCCACCACCAGTCGGTCATGGAGTATCCGGGTGTGACGGTGGAGACGTTCGGCACGCTGGCGGCCAAGGACGCCTATGCCGCGAACGGCGGATGGCGCTCGAACCGGCACATGCAGCACATCGTTTATCACAAGGGCGGCTGGCTCGTGGCGCGTGCCCAGGTCTCGGCGGACATGTTCGCGGAGGCGGCGTGACCACGGTCGCATGGGACGGCAAGACGCTTGCCGCTGATCGCCAGGTGTCATCGGGCAGCGCGGTCTATCGCGCGACCGGCAAGCTTCACACCATCCCTGGCGGGGTCATCGGCTGCTGCGGCAGCGTGCCACAAATCCAGCGCGCACTGAACTGGATCCGCGCCGGCATGAAAGGCGATCCGCCCGAGCTGGACGAGTTCGGCGCTATCTCCGTCGTCGACGGCGAGGTGGCGATATGGGACGACGAAACGCCCATCCCCGTCGGGGCCGGCGAGCGGATCGCCATCGGCAGCGGCGGATCGTGGGCCATGGCGGCCATGGACTTCGGCAAGTCAGCCATCGAGGCGGTCGAGTATGCCGCCACGCGCGACCACGGCACCGGGTGCGGTGTCGATTCCGTTCAACCCACCATGCGCTCGGCGCGCAAGAGAGGGCGCTGATGCGCAACCACTTCGACAACATCAACGGCGGCATCGCCATCTCTTACCTGGGGGCGATCTTGGCCGGCTGGACCATCGACAAGTGGGCCGCGTTCTTCGCGCTCGTCTATTCGCTGATGTTGATCATCGGCAAGCTGTGGCAGTTCGGGCGATGGCTGCGAACGCGCGGCGCGTAGGAGGGAGCGCCGCCGTGCTGCTCGCCGCAGCAGCCCTGGCCACTACCTTCGAAGGCCACCGGCCGCAGCCCTACCGCGACGTGACTGGCGTGCTCACGGTCTGCTACGGACACACGGGCGCGGTCGAGTCGCGCCAGTACACGCCGGCCGAGTGCGCGCAGTTGCTGCGCGTGGACATGGCCGAGGCCAACGGCGCCGTGCACCGCTGCATTCGCGCGCCTATGACGCCGGGGCAGGAGGCGGCGTTGACGGACGCGGCCTACAACGTCGGCCCGGCCATCGTCTGCGGCTCGACGCTGAGCAAGCACGCCAACGCCGGCCAGTGGCCGGAAGCCTGCGCGCAGCTGTCTCGCTGGGTCTACGCCGGCGGCAAGGCGCTGCCTGGCCTGGTCAAGCGGCGCGCCGCTGAGCGCGCCATGTGCGAGGGGAAGCGATGATCGCCTTGAAGGTTCTCGTGGTGCTGCTTGCAATCGCCGTGATGATTGCCGTGGCCTTCAGTGGTCAGGGCCCGGATGCGCACGCATGAGCGCCATCTACCGATGGGCCTGCATCACTCTTGTCGTGCTGGCGGTCGCGGCCGGCATGCTCGCCATGCACTTTCGTGGGTCTCTCGCTGTTTCCCGCGCCCGTGTGGCGGTGGCTGAGCAGCGAGCCGATCAGCTGGACGACGCCCTGAAGGCGTCGGAGAAGGCGCGCGCTGCCGAGCACGCGCAAGCCATGAAGTTCCAGGGCATCGCAGACAACTACCTGCAGGAGAAGGCCGATGCGCAAGCCGCCGCTGATCGGACTATTGCTGATTTGCGTGCTGGCACTGTGCGCCTGCGCGCCGCGTGGCGCTGTCCGGGCGATACCGGGACCACAGCTGCAGCCGGTGCCTCCCAGCCTGATGCAGCCGCCGAGCTACGGCGCCAAGGCGCGGCAGATCTTGTTCGAAACGCCGACGAAGCCGACGCCCAAATCCGCGGGCTCCAAGCCATCCTGAAAGCCGAACGACAGCCGTAACCATGGCCACGAAAGACACCGCCAAGCACAAGAACGCCGCCAGCTGGGAGAAGGGCACGTCCGGCAACCCGGGCGGGCGCTCGCCGCGTATCGGCCCCAACGGCGAGACAGCCGCGCAACTAGCGCGCATGCATACGGCCGATGCGATCGAAACGCTGGCCGAGGTGACCAACAACAAGAAGGCCCCGGCTATCGCTCGCGTGGCCGCGGCCAATGCACTGCTCGACCGCGGCTGGGGCAAGCCCAAGGAACTCGTCGAGCTGGACGCCAGCGTCAAGAACGACGGCGTGCCGGTGATCCAGATCGTGCGCGTTCCGGCTGATGCCCCAAGTACAGCTCACTGACCCGCAATTCGAGTTCGTCACCGCCGAGGACCAGTTCCCCGCGATGGTCGCGGGCTTCGGATCGGGCAAAACGCACGCGGCGATCATCCGCACGCTGCGCCTGAAGCTGCAGTACCCGCGGCAGAACGTCGCCTACTACCTGCCGACCTACGACCTGGTGCGGCGCATTGCCTTTCCGCGCTTCGGCGAGGCGATGGAGGAGCTTGGCATCAAGGCCAAGCCCAACAAGGCCGATGCGGTGTACGCCGTGCAGGACGCCGGCGAGATCATCTTCCGGACGATGGACACGCCCGAGCGGATCATCGGCTACGAGGTGGCCGATTCGATCGCCGACGAGCTGGACACGCTGAAGGAGGAGCAGGCGCGCGACGTCTGGACCAAGATCATCAGCCGCAACCGCCAGAAGAAGCCCGACGGCAGCTTGAACACCGTGGGCGTGGCGACGACGCCCGAGGGCTTCCGGTTCGTCTACGACCGGTGGCAGCGCAACCCGGCGCCAGGCTACCGGATCATCAAGGCCTCGACGCTCAGCAACGCGCGCAACCTGCCGGCCGGCTACATCGATAGTCTGCGCGCGAGCTACCCGTCGAACCTGCTGGCGGCCTACCTGGACGGCGAGTTCGTCAACCTGGTGGCCGGCAGCGTGTACCCGGAGTTCGACCGCCGGCTCAATGCGTCGAGCGAGACGATCCAGCCGGCCGAGGCCTTGCACGTCGGCATGGACTTCAACGTCGGTCGGATGAGCGCCGCGGTGCATGTGCTGCGCGGTGACGACCCGCATGCGGTGCTCGAGTACACGAAGGTGCTGGACACGCCGGCCATGTGCGCGCTGCTGAAGGCGCGGCACCCGAGGCACCCGATCATTGTCTACCCGGACGCGAGCGGCCAGGCGCGCAAGAGCAACAACGCCAGCGAGTCTGATCACGCGATTCTGCGGGCGGCCGGCTTCAGCGTGCGCGTGAACGCGGCCAACCCACGCGTGAAAGACCGCGTGCTGGCCGTGAACGCCATGGTCCACAAGGAGGGCGCGCGCCGCTACCGCGTCAATCCGGAGACCTGCCCGGAGCTCACCGAGAGCCTGGAGAAGCAGGCCTACGACAAGCACGGCGAGCCGGATAAGGCCGGAGGGCTAGACCACATCATCGACGCGGCCGGCTACTTCATCGTCTACCGCTACCCCATCCAGCACCGCATTGCGCTGGTGCAACCGCTGAGAGTCTGAGCATGGCACTTGAGGTCTACGAGCCCAACGACGAGATCAAGGAACTGCGCAAGCAGTGGCTTGTGCTCGAAGCGCTGCAGGCCGGCACGCCGGCCATGCGCCAGGGCGGCGAGGCGTTCCTGCCGCAGTGGCCAGCCGAGGACATTGCCGCGTACCGTACGCGCCTGAACACCGCCACGCTGTTCCCGGCTTACCGTCGCACGGTGGGCGTGATGAGCGGCAAGCCCTTCGCCAAGCCGCTGGACCTGATCGACGCGCCGGCCAGCATCGAGGCGTGGGCCGAGGACATTGACCTGCAGGGCGTGAGCCTGCACAGCTTCTCGGCTGAGATGTTCCAGGAGGCCATCGGCTACGGCTTGGCCGGCATCCTGGTCAGCTACCCGAAGGCTGGCGCGAAATTCCGCAGCAAGGCCGAGCAGGAGGCCAGCGGGCAGCGTCCCTATTTCGTGCGCGTGATGCACAACCAGGTGCTGGGCTGGAAGTCGCAGTTGGTCGGCGGGCGCATGCGCCTGTTGCAGCTGCGCTTGATGGAGTCGATCGACGAGGACGACGGCCCGTTCGGCGTCAAGTGCGTGCGCCAGGTGCGCGTGCTGGAGCCGGGCAAGTGGCAGGTCTGGCGCGAGGTCGACAAGGACAAGTTCGTCCTCGTCGATGAGGGCACCACCACGCTGGCCGATATCCCCTTCGTGCCGCTGTACGGGCTGCGCAAGGGCTTCATGTGCGGCCAGGCCCCGATGCTCGACCTGGCCTATCTGAACGTGAAGCACTGGCAGTCGCAGTCCGACCAGGACACGATCCTGCACGTCGCGCGCGTGCCGATCCTCGCCATGATCGGCGCCGAGGACAACACCGGCCTGTCGGTAGGCGCAGCATCGGCGGTGAAGCTGCCGATCGGGGCGGATCTGAAGTTCGTCGAGCACTCCGGCGCGGCAATCAAGGCCGGCGAGGATGCGCTCGCCGCGCTCGAGCAGCAGATGATCCAGACCGGCGCCGAGTTGCTGGTCAAGCAGCCGGGCGCCAAGCGCACCGCGACCGAGTCGCAGACCGACGCCGAGGCGAACAAGTCCGACCTGCAGCGCATGGCGGAGAACTTCGAGGATGCGCTGGACCAGGCTCTGTACTTCCTTGCGCAGTTTGCGCGCCTGGGCAACAGCAGCGGCAAGGTGAAGCTCTACGCTGATTACGGCACGGCCACGCTGTCCGAGGCGAGCGCCGCGCTCATCAAGGATCTGCACCTGTCGGGCCTGATTTCGCGGGTGACGGCGATCACCGAGCTGCAGCGCCGCGGTCTGCTGTCGGACGACATCGACCCCGCCGAAGAGATCGCCGCAGTGGATGCCGAAGGGCCGCCGCCGGGGGCGATCACCGCACCGGCCACGCTGGGCGGCGGTGCCGACGTGAGCACGAACGACAATGCCGGCGGCTGAGCGCAAGAAGGAGGCTGCCGGCGCGGTATTGCTCCGGCGCGGCGAGACGGTCAACGAGGCGCTGGAGCACGCGGCCATCGACCACGCGCACGACCTTCACCGATTCAGCGTGGGCGTGGTGCAGCGCATGGTCGCGGTGCTCAACGCTGCAGACAGGTCGCTCACGGTCAAACTGACCGAAGCACTGATGCAGCTGGAGCGCGACAGCTTCACAGTGGCGCGGCTGGAATCGCTGCTGGCGAGTGTCCAGGCGTTGAACGCGCAGGCCTACGCCGCCGTGTTGCAGGCCTTGCAGCCGGAAGTGAGGGGCCTGGCTGCCGTTGAGGCAACGGCGCAGACAGCCGCGTTCAAGGCGGCCGTACCTGCCGTGGTGCAGGTGCACTTCCCGGTCGCCGGCGTCACCGTCGAGCAGGTCTACGCAGCGGCCATGAGCCGGCCATTCCAGGGGCGCCTGCTGCGCGACTGGGCGGCAAACCTGGAACAGTCCCGCATGGCGCTGATCCGCAACACCGTGCGCGCGGGTTATGTCGAGGGCCAGACCACGGCCGAGATCATCCAGCGCATTCGCGGCACGCGGACGCTGCGCTACGGTGACGGCGTGCTCAACAAGCCGCGGCATGAGTTGGCCGCCGTGGTGCAGACGGCGCTCAGCCACACGGCGCAGACCGCGCGGCAGGTGATGACCGACGCCAACGCGGATCTGGTCAAGGCCACGCGGTGGGTGAGCACGCTGGACACGCGCACCAGCCCGATGTGCCGCATCCGCGACGGGTTGGAGTACACGCCGGAGACGCACAAGCCGATCGGCCACAGCGTGCCGTGGGGCGATGGCCCGGGCAGGCTGCACTTCAATTGCCGATCGGTCAGCGTGCCGGTGCTCAAGTCCTGGCGCGAGCTTGGCATCCCGGCGAACGAGATGTCGCCGGGCACGCGCGCCAGCATGGACGGGCAGGTGCCGGCTGAGCTTACCTACGCGCAGTGGTTCGCCAAGCAGAGCGCAGCGCGGCAGGAGGACATCCTTGGCCCGGCGCGCTACAAGCTGTTCAAGGACGGCAAGGTCAGCGTGGACGCGTTCTACACGGACAAGGGCCGATGGCTGAGCCTGGCCGAGTTGGAGGCGCGCGCAGCACCTTGACTTCGTTTCTAGCCGTGCAACGCTATCCACGATGGGCAAGTTTCGCGTTATCGATGGCACACCACCGCCGGATACCCCGGCCGAGCGCGTTCGCCAGCGCATGCGCAAGATGCGCCCGACCTACAAGCCTTCCTGCAGCAGCTGCGGCGGTAGCGAGTACATCACCTCGCGCTGCGGCAACGTACACGCCAAGCTCTGCGTGATCTGCCTGACCCAAGGCAGGCGCAGGGAGATGGACGCGCCGAGCCGATAAGCCGAGCGCAAAGCGAACACAAAGCCCCTCAGCGAGGGGCTTTTTTTATGGGCCGAGCCCAGCCACCCGTCCAGAGGACACAACCCGTGAGTGACATCGATCTGACTGCACCTGAGGTGCAGGCGGCCATTGCGGCTGCCGTCGAGAAAGCCACCGCTCCGCTGGTCGCCAAGCGCGACGAACTGCTGGGCGAGGTCAAGAAGCTGCGCAAGAACGTCGAGATCGACCCGGCCGACCTGGAGAAGGTCGAAGCCGAGCGCGATCAGCTCAAGCAGCAACTGGCCGAGGCCAACAAGACGGCCAAGCAGGCAGCCAAGCAAGCTGAGGATGCGACCAAGAAACTGGCCGACGCCGAAGGCTTCACGCAGAAGCTGCTGGTCGACAACGGTCTGTCCGAAGCGCTAGCTAAGGCCGGCGTGACGAACCCGGTCCACATCAAAGCCGCCAAGGCCATGTTGGCCGCGCAGGTACAGATCGCCGACGACAACGGCGCCAAGGTGGCCCGCATGGGCGACAAGGCGCTGGCCGATGCCATCACGGAATGGGCCGGCAGCGACGAGGGCAAGTACTTCGTGGCGCCTGTCAGCACCTCAGGCGATGGCGCCCAAGGCGGCCGTCGCACCACCACCCAAACCAAGAGCCTCACACGCTCCGCCTTCGACGCGCTCGCGCCGGCGGAGCGGTCGGCGCACATCAAATCCGGCGGCGAAGTCACCGACTAACCCGCCACAGATCAAGGAACCACGATGGCCAACACCCTGACCTCCCTCGTCCCGACCCTGTACGAGTCGCTGGACACGATCAGCCGCGAGCTGGTCGGCTACATCCCCTCCGTGCGCCTGGACGCCGGCGTCGACCGCGCCGCGGTCGGCCAGACCGTGATGTCCTACGTCACCCCGCAGTCGACCGCGTCGGATCTGACCCCGGGCGTCACCGCGCCGAACGATGGCGACCAGACCATCGGCAACGTCACCCTGACCATCCAGAAGTCGCGCGGCGTGCCCGTGCGCTGGAACGGTGAGGAGCAGCGCGGCATCAACACCGGCCCGGGCTACCGCCCGATCCTCGCCGACCAGTTCACGCAGGCGATGCGCACGCTGGTCAATGAGATCGAGAACGACGTGGCGCAGGCCGCGTACGTGGCCGCCTCGCGCGCCTGGGGCACCGCCGGCACCACGCCGTTCGCCTCGGACCTGTCCGACCCGGCCAACGTCCGCAAGATCCTGGCGGACAACGGCGCTCCGCTCTCCGACCTGCAGCTGGTGATCGACACCACTGCCGGCGCGAAGATGCGCACGCTGGCCCAGCTGACCAAGGCCAACGAGTCGGCCGACACCAGCATGCTGCGCCAGGGCGTCCTGCTCGACATCCACGGCTTCGCGATCCGCGAGTCGGCCAAGGCCCCGCAGGCCGTCGCCGTCGGCACGGGTGCGAGCTACACGACCAACACCGCCGGCTATGCCGTCGGCGCGACCGCGATCACCCTGATCACCGGCAC